TAATGAATTATGGCAACGTCAGGAACTACAGCATTCGATCTACAGATTGATGATATTATTGAAGAAGCATACGAGAGATGTGGTATTCGAACAAATAGTGGTTATGACATTAGAAGTGCTAGACGAAGTTTAAATCTTTTATTTTCTGAATGGGGCAACAGAGGTGTTCATCTCTGGAAAGTTAAATTAAATCAAATTCAATTTACAGCGGGAGTAGCAACATACTCAGTGCCTACTCAAGTTAATGATGTTTTAGAAGCTTACATTTCTTCAAGTGGTGCAGTAAATGGAACTTTAAATACTGCTCTAACTAATGTTGCAACAAGCGTTGTACTTACAGATGGTACTGGATTTGCATCAAGTGGCACAATTCAAATAGGACTAGAATTTATTACTTACACAGGTAAATCTACAAACACATTAACTGGAGCAACTAGAGGAGCTAGAGGTTCGTTAGCCGTGGCTCATGCAGCAGGTGTACCAGTACAAAATATAACTGGCTCAGGAACGGCAAGTACACAAGATGTTGCTTTAACAAAAATTGATAGATCAGCTTACTCTGCTTTACCAAATAAATTAACAACTGGACAACCCTCACAATATTTTGTGGATAGACAGACACAACCAACAATAAGTTTATATCTTGCTCCAAATGCATCTACTTATACAACATTAAAATATTATTCGATTGATAGAATTGAAGATGCTGGATCTTACACAAATAATCCAGATGTGCCTTTTAGATTTTTACCATGCATGTGTTCAGGCCTTGCATATTATTTATCACAAAAAAAATCTCCAGATAGAATTCAATTATTAAAACAACTTTATGAGGATGAATTATTAAGAGCATTGAATGAAGATGGTTCAAGAACTTCAGTTTATATTTCTCCTCAAACTTATTTTGGAGATGGTGTATAATGAGTTATGCAAGTGGAAAAAGATCATTAGCTATATCTGATAGATCAGGACAAGCATTTCCTTATAGAGAAATGGTAAAAGAGTGGACTGGTGCATTAGTACATATATCGGAGTTTGAACCAAAGCATCCTCAGATTGATCCACCTTATCACAAAGCTGATGCTGTTGCTTTACAAAATCCAAGAACTATGAAGTTTCAACAACCAACAGATATATCAACTATAAATCCACAAGCCCCAAACGATGATACAATTGCAGATTCAGGTGGGATATTTGTAGGGGTTGCTAATCTTACTTTACCGGGAGATTTTGCATTTAGAACTCAAGACTTTCAAGTAACTTCAAATGGAATTACAACAACTATTCATAGTATGATTCCAGAAGACCCTTCATTACAAAATAGAAGAAGAGAACTTATATCATCATTAGGTTCTGTGGAGGTAAGTATTACATAATGGCGATAACTTATGCAAATTTTTTAACCCAAGTAAGAAACTATACAGAAGTAGACAGTAATGTTTTAACTGATGCAATTATTCAAGATTTTATTAAATCAGTAGAATTAGATATAGCTGGTAAGGTTGATTACGATGATTTAAGAAAATATGCTACATCCAATTTTACAGCTGGAAATAGATATGTAATTTTGCCTTCTGATGCGATTATTGTAAGATCTGTTCAAGTTATAGATAGCAGTGATAACAGAACTTTTTTAGAAAAAAGAGACACAAGTTTTATTTCAGAATTTTCACCAAATGATACAGTGACAGGAACTCCTAAATATTGGGCAAATTGGGAAGATAATGTCCAACAAGGGCCAGTGATTTTAGTTGCTCCTACCCCAGCAACTGCAGATACAGTTCAATTAAATTATATAAAATCTCCACCAGAATTTACTAGTACAACGAATACTTTTCTTTCTACAAACCAAGAATCAATGTTATTACATGGAGTATTAACAGAGGCTTTTAGATTTCTAAAGGGGCCTGACAATCTATACAACCTCTATAATTCGAAGTATAATGAAGAAACACAAAATTTTGCCCTACAACAAATGGGTAGAAGAAGACGAGGAGAATATCAAGACGGAGTACCAAGAGTCAAAGTCGATTCTCCTAGTCCATAAATTTAAAGGAGAATAATTATGGCAATAACAACAAATGCAATCTGTGATTCTTTTAAAAAAGAATTACTACAAGGAAGTCACGATTTTGATGCATCAACAGATACATACAAATTAGCGATGTACACAAATTCAGCTACATTAGGTAAGTCTACTACAAACTACACAACACCAAATGAAGTTTCATCACCATCAGGTTATACTGCTGGAGGTAAAGCTTTAGTAAACCAAGGTGTTAAAGTTTCATCATCAGTAGCTATCACTGATTTTGCTGATTTATCATTCGTAGGTGTAACTCTAACTGCTAGAGGAGCACTTATTTACAATACGACTACAAACGGTGGTTCAAATACTACTGATGCTGTAGCTGTATTAGATTTTGGTGGAGATAAAACTGCAACGTCTGGAACTTTTACAATTCAGTTCCCAGCATTTACAACATCTGCTGCTATTTTGAGATTAGCTTAATTTAAAGGAGGAGCCTAGTGGCTGACATTACAGTTCCAGTTCAGTCGCCAGGCTCCGAATATTGGGGTCAATCCACTTGGAGTTCTAATGATTGGGGTGGATCAGGACTTTCAATAACTACAGCTCAAGGCTCTATAACAACTTCTGCAAATGCAGATGTAAACGTTACTGGCATACAATTAACATCATCACAAGGAACTACTGTTGGTGGTACTTCTGCTTTAGTATCAGTTACTGGTAGTTTAGAATCTATGGCTGTTGGAAGCACAGTTGTTGGAATAGGAGTTCCACAAACTGGTATTTCAATGAGTTCAAGCATTGGAGCAGCTACAGTTGATGAATCACAATTAACAGGAATTGGTTGGGGTAGAAGAGCTTGGGGTAATTTAGCTTGGGGTGAAGCTTTTTCAGTAGCAGCTACAGGTCAAACAATAACATCCTCTATTGGAACAGCAACAGCATCAGCAGATTTTACAGCTAGTGTAACTGGACAACAATTAACTTCAACATTTGGTAGTTTTTCTTTAAAGATTGATCAAGACATAACTGTTTTTGCAGCAGAGGATCAACTTGATTTTACTATTGGTACATCGACTTTTGATGCAGATGCAAGTGTAACTGTATCAAGTGCAGGTCAATTAACTGGTTCAATAGGCACAACGATTGCTGGTCTTAAAACACCAGTTGATGTTTCTGGAATTCAAGCAACTATGTCAATTGGTACTATTGCTTTACAACAGTCTACAAATGAACCAGTCACAGGACAACAAGCTACACTATCTTTAGGACAACATGCTGAAATACCAGGTCAAATTATTGGAGTATCTGGCCAACAATTAGCAGGGTCAATAGGTTCAGTCACAGTGACTGGTGTGGCTAATATCAGTGTAACTGGTATACAAATGACTGCTTCATTAGGTAATCCAATTATAACATCTTGGCAAGAAATTAATCCTGGTGTAACTAATACATGGGTAGAGGTTGATTTAGCAGCATAGTTTAAGTATAATTATAATTATTTAAGGAGAATTTTTTTATGACATCTAGTTATTCAACAGATTTAAAATTAGAGCTTATGGTTACTGGCGAAAACGCTGGTACTTGGGGTGATAATACAAACAACAATTTAAATTTAATTCAACAAGCCATTGCTGGTTTTGAGCAAGTAACACTTTCAAGTGGTGGGACTTTAGCTCTTGCTATGACTGATAAAACTATTTCTAATGCTAGAAATATGGTCATTAAATTTGCAACAGCTACAATAGCTGCTAGTACAATTTGTACTATACCAGATAGTATAGAAAAATTTTATATTTTTGATGCAACTGGATTAACTAATCCAGAAAATTTAACAATTAAAACTGCATCAGGAACTGGTTTTACATTAGATGCTGCAAAAATTTATGCTGCATATTCTGATGGAACAAATTTAAACGAAATTTCATTAGACACTTTAGGAGGCACAGTTGCTGCTGCACAAATTGCTGATAGTGCAGTAACCACTGCCAAAATTGCGGACGATGCTGTGACCTCAGCCAAAATTGCGGACGATGCCGTTGTTGCGGCTGCGATTGCGGATGACGCGGTTGGTTCGGCAGCTATCGCTGATGGTGCGGTAGGAACTGCTGCTATTGCAGACGATGCTGTAACTGCAGACAAACTTGCTAACACTGCAGTAACTGCTGGATCTTACACAACAGCTAATCTTACAGTTGATGCACAAGGAAGATTAACTGCTGCTTCATCTGGTTCAGCTGGAGCTCCTTCAATGATTTTAACACACACAAGTTTAACTGATTCT